ATAGTAAGTAAAGTGGCCGCCGGTATAAATTCAGGGAGTTCATCCCTTATTTCAACAGCATCAAGTATAGCATCAGCAATTACATCCGGGATTAATTCTAAATCTTCATTATTTAACTCAGCTGGTAAAAAAGTTATGTCAGCGTTTGAATTGGGCATAAAAAGTAGTCAAAAGTCCATATCTAGTACCATTGGTTCGATGATGAGTTCAACTATTTCTAGTATAAGAAAATATTATAGCAACTTTAAATCGTCTGGATCTTATTTAGTATCAGGTTTCGCTGCTGGCATCAGTGCTAATACTTATGCTGCTACAGCAAAAGCAGCCGCAATGGCTGAAGCTGCTGCTAGAGCTGCTAAGAAAAAATTAAATATTCATTCACCATCAAAAGTATTTTACAGTATAGGTGATTACGCGGGTCAAGGTTTCGTTAAGGCATTATCTGATTATGTAGATATTTCTTACCGCTCAGGTAGAGATATGGCTAGTAGTGCTTCTGATGGATTGAATGCTGCTATTGCAACTATCGGTAAAGCATTTGATATTGATACTGATATTCAACCAACTATCAGTCCGGTTTTAGATTTATCTAATGTAAGATCTGGAGTTAGATCTATCAACGGTTTATTTGGAACAAAACAATCATTAGGTGTTGTGGGACGTGTCAACGCACTTAGTGGTATCACAGCAAATCAAAATGGAACTAATAATGATGTTGTTGGAGCGATTAAAGACCTTAAGAAGATTATTAAAGACCTTCAAGGTGGTGGAGATACTTACACTATCGGTGGTATCACATATTCTAATGGTGATGAAATTGCTCAGACAATTAGAGAATTAGTAAGAATAGCAAAATTAGAAGGGAGGACATAAGTATGGCTAAAGTGTCAAATCTTAAAGTGGCTATACAGGGTGGAACATTATCCACTCTGTACGCTACTTGGTCATTTAATGAAACAACTTCTACTTCAAGTTCTACAAACAGAAAAGTAAAAGTAGGGGATATTGTTAAAATTAAATCAGGCGTAACGAAATGGTATAATGGTTCGACTATTGCAAGTTTCGTTAAACCTTTAAGATGGAAAGTGTACTCAGTTTCAGGAAATAGAGCCGTCCTTAACAAATCTCCTGACAATAGTAGCTATTCTATCATGAGTCCTATTCATGTTAATAACCTAACATTAGTTGGTTCTACTACAACAAAAACCACTGTTAATACTTTAGATCATTACGAGGTTAAGTGGTATTATGATTCAGGTAATGGAACTTGGTTTGATGGAGGTTCTAATAGTGTAACTCTTAAAAATGCTACTTATAGTATTCCAGATAATGCTATTAAAGTAAAGTGTTCTGTTAAACCAGTGTCTAAAACATACACATCAAATAATAAACAGGTTTCCTATTGGACTGGAACTTCAACAAGCGTTGAATATTTAGTTTCGAATAGTCCACCTGAAAGATTATCAGCTCCAAGTGTAACACTTGAAAAATATACATTAACTGCTTCAATTGAAAATATTGAAGATGCAAAATGTGATCAGGTTGAATTTGAGGTTTATAAAGAAAACTCCAAATTTACAACTGGTACTCAATCTGTTATTACTGCTCGTGCGACTTATACTTGCTCGGTTACAGCCGGGTTTAAGTATAGAGTACGCTGTAGAGCTGTTAATTTAGTAGGAAACTCTAAAGTTTATGGAGAATGGTCACCTTATTCTAGTGAATTAACGACTATTCCAGCGGTTGTAACGAATGTAAAAGCAACTGTTCAAAGCGATAATTCAGTTCGCGTGGAGTGGATTGGAAGTTCCACTGCAACTGGTTATACAATCGAATACACGACAAATAAATTATATTTTGATTCTTCTTCTGAAGTCAGTTCAACATCTGTAACTAATACTTATGCTTATATTACGGGATTGGAAACGGGCAAAGAATGGTATTTTAGAGTTAAAGCAACAAATGCTCAAGGAGAATCAGGATGGAGTGAAATTGTTTACTCTATCATTGGAACAAAACCGGAACCACCAACGACTTGGAGTCTTACAACTACTGCTGTTATTGGGGAACCGGTTATTTTATATTGGGTTCATAATTCAGAAGATGGATCCAAGCAAACAGAAGCTCAGATTGAAGTTGTTGTTAATGGAGAAGCGGAAATTATTGATTATGAAACTCCAGAAGACAAAGACGAAGAAGATAAAATCTATTCATACGAGCTTGATTTAAGCAAATATACTGAAGGTGCTGAAGTTTTATGGAGAGTTCGTACAAGAGGCATTACATTTGATTATTCAGATTGGTCTGTTCAAAGAGCTATTAATATTTATGCTCCGCCTACAGTCGAATTACACTTGGGTGATGAAACAGGTATCTTAACGATATTTCCATTTACCATAGCGGCTACAGCAGGACCAAATACACAAACAGCTATTACGTATCATATCAGTATTAGAGCAGATGATACATATGAAACAACTGATCAGGTTGGTAATCCAGTTATGGTCAATGCTGGTACAGAGGTATATTCAGAGATATTTAATGTGATGGATAATGAATTTACTCATGATTTAATGGCGAATGAAATCACATTAGAAAATAATCAATTTTACACAGTTGAAGTGACAGTTTCTATGAATTCAGGTCTTATAGCAACTGCCACGGATAATTTCTTAGTCACTTGGTCTGATGATATTTATGATCCAGATGCTCAAGTATTTGTCGATACTGACACATTATGTGCTTATATCACACCGTTCTGTCTAGATCCAGATAGTAACTTGGTTGAAGATGTTGTATTAGCAGTTTATCGAAGAGAATACGATGGACGATTTGTTGAAATTGCATCAGAAATTCAAAATGATGGCGCTTCAACAGTTACAGATCCTCATCCATCACTAGATTATGCAAGATATCGTATTGTTGCTCGTAATGCTAATACTAATGTTAACAATTATGTTGATCTTCCAGGTATCCCACTTGATATTCCAGATATCGTTATCCAATGGGATGAAATGTGGTCTTCATTTGACTATTCAGGTGAAGATGAAGTTGAAACACCGCCTTGGACAGGTTCAATGTTACGTCTTCCATATAATGTGGATGTAAGCGACAGTTATGATATGGATAAAGAGAGTGTTGCTTATATTGGAAGAGAAAATCCAATTACATATTATGGTACTCAGAAAGGTATTGGTATGACTTTAAATACTGATGTCAATGCAGAAGACAAAGAAACAGTCTATGCATTAAGACGTTTGGCTATTTGGCCTGGAGATGTTTATGTTCGTGAGCCATCTGGCAACGGATATAAAGCCACTATCAATGTATCAATGTCTAAGAAACACAGAGATTTAATTATTCCTGTTACGCTAGATGTAACTAGAGTGGAGAGTGATGAACCATGAGTCAGATAGACTGGACTAAATCTATGCAACAAACATTCGAGTTCTACAAGGTCGATCCATTAACTTGGAAAGACCTTGAACCGCTCGATAAAATAGAAAAACAGACAATTAATCGAGATAGAGATAGCTCAACTCTCGGATCCTCAACAATTGACTGTACAGATGCTTTGGACGAATGCTATATCAGAACATATTTGGTAGCAATTCAAAATGGAATGACTTACAAAAGATGTTTAGGAACATATTTAGTCCAAACACCATCTGAATCATTTAATGGTAAGCGTAAGAAATCTTCTTTGGATGCTTATACACCATTAATTGAGTTGAGTGAAACACCACCACCAATTGGATATTCTATTCTTAAAGATCAACCCATCATGGATACTGCCTACGCTATATGTAGAGAGAATATGAGAGCTCCAGTTATCCCGGCGAATAGCACACAAAAATTGTATTCTGATTTTGTGGCTAATTTGGATGATACATGGTTGACTTTCATTTCAGATTTTGTAGCGAATGCAAAATTTCAATTAGGGTTGGACGAATTAGGACGACTTATGTTTGAACCTGTGGTTGATGTGGCTTCTTTACAGCCTGTTCATACTTTCACGGATGATAATAGTTCAATTCTCTATCCTGATATTAGTGACGAAAGAGATCTTTACGGAATACCAAATGTGGTTGAAGTGGTTTATTCAACTGAAAGTAAAACTTTATATTCTCGTGTCGAAAACAATGATACAGCAAGCCCTATTTCCATTGTAAATAGAGGTCGAGAGATTGTGTACCGTGATACGAATCCTAGTGTCGATGGTGAGCCGACTCAAGAATATTTGGATCAATATGCAACTCAGCTATTAAGAAATTTATCTACATTGGAACATAAAATCGTATTTACCCACGGCTATTGTGATGTCAAAATAGGTGATTGTATATTATTGGATTACACAAGAGCTGGTATGAGAAACATTAAAGCTCAAGTTATATCTCAGTCTATTCAATGTGTTACAGGTTGTCCTGTAGAAGCAACAGCAGTTTATACAACAAAATTATGGAGGTGATTCTATGGATAGTTTATCGAGAGATTTAGTGAAAAGCTTTGCTGAGGTTGTTAATGAACCTAAGCAAAAAGAACCTGTTAGATATGTAAGAGGGACTATTACTGGTAAAGGTGATGCTAAATATGTTCAACTTGATGGTTCTACCGTTGCGACTCCTATTTCTGAAGTGGTTGATGCACAAGAAGGAGATAGAGTCTTAGTATCCATAGAAAATCATCGTGCTGTCATTGTTGGTAACTTCACATTCAGTCCATCAGCTAGACAAGAACAAGAAGCTCTAGAGAAAGCTGAAGGTGCTGAAAATACAGCTAATAGTGCCGGAGAAACTGCTAATGCTGCTCAGTTAGCTGCACAAGAGGCATCTAAGAATGCTAACGAAGCTATGGGGGCTGCTTCTGCCGCAAGTGCTTCTGCCGCTGAAGCAAAAGATCAAGCTGCTGACGCTATGGTTGCTGCTAGTAATGTTGAGGGATTAGCTCAAGAAGCGAAAGAAAATGCTATTCAGGCTAATGAAAATGCAACACAAGCCAAAACTGATGCCGCTGCTGCTCAAGCTGCTGTAGCAAATGCTAATGAAGAAATTGGTAAAATCAATGATGCTATAGAAACTGCTCAAGGTGATATAGATCAAGCGTTGGATGATTTACATTCTCAAGCAGATGAAATTAATGTTATCAAAAAAGATTATTCGACTAAAGTTGAAACTGAAAATGTTAAAGCTGAATTATCAACACAAATCACTGAATCAGTAGGCCAATTACAGACAACAATTCAACAGAATTATTATACAAAAAATGATATTGTTGAAATTCAAGGAAACTTACAATCACAGATTACTCAAAATGCTGAAGGGTTATCGAGCCAAGCTACTAAAATTGAGTCACTAGAATCGGATACGGCTGAAGCACAAAAGCAGGTAGATCAAGCTCTTGAGAAAGCTAATGCTGCACAACAGGCCGCCACACAAGCTCAACAAGATGCTGCTACGGCTAATGAAGCTGCTGAGAAAGCTCAAAATGAAGCTGTTACAGCTGCTGAAAAGGCTCAAAATGCTAATGATGCTGCTTTAGACGCTAAACTGGCTGCTCATGTTGCTGATAAGGCTCTAGCGGATGCAAGAGAAGCTTTAGATCAGGCAAGAGAAAATTATAAGAACGTTGTAAGTAATCCGGGTTCAACTGCCGAAGATATTGCTAGTGCAGCCGCTCAAGTAGAAACTGCTAGACAAGCAGTAGAGACCGCTTTAGAAGATGCTGCTGAAGCTCAGTATGTAGCAAATAAAGCACAAGAAGCCGCTGATGCTGCTCAGGAGGAGGCTAACTCTGCTTCACAGGCTGCTCAGACTGCCCAGAATAAAGCCGATGCTGCTGAACAGGCAGCTAACAATGCTCAAGCCGCTGCTGAACAAGCTGCTGAAGATGTTGCCGCATTAACAAAAAGAGTTACAACAGCAGAAACGAAAATTGATCAAAATGCCGAACAAATATCCTTAAATGCAACTAAGACTGAAGAAATTGGCGATAAATTAATTAATGATTATTATTCAAAGACTGAGACAGATGCATTAATTAAGGTTGAGTCAGATAGAATTACTTCGACTGTAAGTAAAGTAGAAACCGTTGAAAAGACAGCTATTACTTCCACTATCGAAGAATTCTATTTATCTAGTTCTCCAACAAGTTTATCTGGTGGTTCATGGGTTACAACACAACCAACATGGACTCAAGGTAAGTATATTTGGAGAAGAACAAAAGTCACTAAAGGTGATGGCACAACTTCTTATTCGCCAAGTCAAAATGGAGTTTGTATTACTGGTAATACTGGGGCTACGGGTGCTCAAGGGCCTCAAGGTGAAAAAGGAGATAAAGGAGATACTGGTGCCCAAGGTTTGCAAGGTTTACAAGGACCTCAAGGTGAACAGGGTATACCTGGTCCAAAAGGAGATCCTGGAGAAGACGGTGTTCAAGGGGAAAAGGGTGAAAAAGGAGATAAAGGAGATAAGGGAGATACAGGGGCTGCTGGTGCAGCTGGCAAAACTTCATATTTCCATATTAAATATTCTGCTGTAGCTAAACCGACAAGTTCATCTCAAATGAGCGAAACCCCTAATACTTATATTGGTACATATGTAGACTTCGTTGAAGCTGATAGTACAGATCCAAATAAGTATACATGGACACAATTCAAAGGTTCCCAAGGTCCTAAAGGAGATCAAGGTATCGCTGGTACAAATGGGGAAAATGGTAAAACTTCATATTTACACATTGCCTATGCTACTAACAGTACTGGTACGACTGGATTTTCAACAACTGATAGCACGAATAAAACTTATATTGGACAGTATACAGATTTTATTCAAACCGATAGTACTGATCCAACCAAATATAGTTGGACATTAATAAAAGGTGATAAAGGTGATACAGGAGCGACTGGAGCGACTGGTAATGGGATTTCTAAGACAGAGGTATATTATTATCTTTCAACTTCTAATACAACTCAATCTGGTGGAAGTTGGAGTACAACAGTTCCAGCATGGATTGACGGAAGATATTATTGGCAAAAGATAAAAACAACATATACTAATGGAAATTCAAGTGAGAGTACACCTGTATGTATTACAGGAGGTAAAGGTGCGACTGGCGCAACTGGTAATACAGGAGCTACTGGCAAAGGAGTTTCTTCTATAACTATTGAATTTTATTTGTCTAATTCTAAAACTACTCAATCTGGTGGTTCATGGACTACAACTATGCCTACTTGGACAAGTGGAAAATATCTATGGACAAGAAACAAAATAGTTTATACAAACCCAGCATCAACTGTTTATACGACACCTATTTGTGATAGTTCATGGGAAGCCGTGAATGAGATTGAAGTTGGTGGAAGAAATTTAATTATTCGTAGTACTGAAACTAAAGATAAATATATTGGTGTCGACGGTAGTATAACGACATCCGTTAATTTTTCTTTAAGTGATTATATTTCAATATTACCTAATCAAAAATATATGTTTACAAAAAATACAGGTACTAAAACAGGAAGCGATCAATATTTTAGATATGCTTGGTATTCAAAAGATAAAACATATTTAGGAAGAGCTCCGAATATTTCGAATGAATTTATGTGGATTTCTCCATCCGATGCATATTATATTAGAATATCATATCCAACCGATTGCAATGTTAAATTTGAAAAAGGAAACAAAGCTACCGATTGGACTCCAGCGCCTGAAGATGTAGAAAATGATATTTCTCAGATCGAAACTCGTATTACATCAGCGGAACAAAAAATTACCGATGATGCTATTGTAAGCACTGTTAGAAAATCCACTCTTTATAAGAATGATCTGAATGGAAAAGTTAATTCCACTGAAATTATATCAACTATCAATCAAACAGCTGAAGCCATTAAAATTCAAGCTTCTAAAATACAATTAGAAGGTCTGGTGACTGCTAATAGTTATTTTAAGATTCTTACAGATGGTTCTATTGAAGCAGTTAATAGTAAGTTTACAGGTACGATAACTGCTACCAATGGAATAATTGGTGGATGGACGATACAAAAGGATTCATTAACATGTGTATCACATAATGATGGATTCAATGTAACATATACTACTTATATTGATGCTAATAATGGATTGATTAAATTTCTTAGCACATCAAATGATTATGAAACAATTATATCTATTAATGGCATGGAAATGCATGCTGGAAGACGGGATGGCGATCGTTGGATATATGATGACATATATTATGGCGTGAATGGTATATCGAAATCGGGAAATATGACAGGCGAAACTTTTTCTCTTGATGCTAATGGGGTTTCATTTGGACTTATACATAATCTTGTTAGGTGGTCAAATGGTGGCGGATTCATAGCAACAAATAATGAAGTAAGTATTTCTAATAATTGCAGGGCTTCAAGTTTTTTATGTAATAATGATATAAGAGCTGGACAAGGAAATCAGCACACCATCATTAATAATAACTGGATAGGATTTTATAGAGCCTCAGACGGAGGAAGAGTCGGTTTGATGGGGGCGAATGCTACGAATGATTTGTATATTAGTCCAGAGAAAGGAACATGCCGTATCGGTAGTAATTTGTATGTGGCTAGTGACGCTAGTAGGGGTGGTTATTATTTGCAAATTAATAGTGGAGGAGGAACTTATGCTGGAAATGGCTATATATTTGTTAATAGTAGCAATGGTTATCTTGCTCTTGGACAAGGAGATGCTTATGTTGGTTCTTCTGGCGGACGTTTATATCTTAAACCACAAAATCAAGTAACTTATGATATGTTTGTTGAACCTAGAGCTAATCGAAAAACAACACTTGGTAACAGCGGTAAAAGGTTTTATAGATTATATACAGGGTTAGCAGTAGATGTTTCTTCTGATAGACGAATAAAAGAAGACTTCACAACATTTGATGACCGATATTTACGCTTATTTGAATTATTGCAACCAACAATTTATAAGTTAAAATATCTTCCTGAAGATAAATCTAAAATTGGAGGATTTATTGCTCAAGATGTAGAAGAGGCTATGAAACAATGTGGTATTGATAAAAGAGAATTTGGAATTTATAAATATGATACCGAAAATGACGAATACTCTTTAATCTATGATATGTTTATACCATTAACAGTACATTATGTACAAGAACAATCAAAACTTGTAAATCATTTGAAGAATGAAGTAGCATTACTTAAATCTAAAATTAATATTTAACACGTCTTAATAAAAAGGAGTGATTATATGGTAAAAGGTTTTATAGATTATATGGTTAAATGTTATATTTCTTTATCTCTAGATAATGGTGAAATTACTAGTATCTCAAATATTAAAGATGGAAGTTGTACAATTGAAGCAGAACTTGTGGACCCAATGTTTGATTTTAGTAAGTTAATAGGTTATAAATTTGACGGTAAAACACTATCGTTTGATCAAAACAAATGGAATGCCCATGTGGCTGAACAAAATCGTCAAGAAGCTATTAAGAATGGTGAAGCTATGCTTGATAAACTTGCTGAACAAAGTATACTTGAAAATGCTGATGATGCTACTGCTTATGCAATGAGATATTTATATCCTGAATGGAATCCTGAAGGAGTTAATTATTTTAAAGATAAATGGCCAAATAGAGTTATATTTGAAGATAAATTCTATAAAGTTGAACAGGATCATACTTCTCAGGAATCATGGAAACCTAGTGATACTCCATCATTATTTATTGAGATTCCAGATCCAAATGAAGAATGGCCTGAATTTAAACAGCCAACTCATGCTGAAAATGCATATATGAAAGACGACAAAATCACATACAACGGTAAACATTATCAGTCTAATATTGATAATAACGTCTGGTCTCCTGATGATTATCCAGCTGGTTGGCGTTTAGTGGAAGAGGGTGAATAAAATGAAGCTTAATATCAGTGCTCTTATTAATTCTAAAGAAGTTTTTCATATTTTAGGAAATGCACAGGGTTTATCAGCTCATATAGCTTATAGATTATATAGAAATATTGAGTTGATAAATAAAGAATTGGAAATGTATGAGAAAACTCGAATTAAATTATTAAAATCATTAGCAAATAAAGATGAAAATGGTGAACCTATAATTAAAAAGAATAATAATCAGGAATTTTACGATTTATCTGATGAAAATTTACAGAAGTTTAATGAAGATATATCCAAGATGGTAAACGAATCAGTAGAGTTAGATTTAAAAAAGATAAGTTTAGATGATATTGATTCAGTAGGATTGACGCCATTCCAAATTTCATTAATAGACTTTATTTTAGATGTTTAATTAATAGGAGGTAATTCAAAATGGACTTTTCAGTATTAACAGAATATTTTGTACTCGTGGTACTTATCGCATGTTTGGTAGTAGGTTATGTATTAAAAACATCATTTGACAAAATTCCAAATAAATATATTCCTACAATCTTGGCGGTATTAGGTGCAATCCTTAATGTGATCAAAAGTGGTATTTCTCTTGAAAGTATCGTTTATGGAGCATTAATGGGATTAGCATCAACTGGTTTACATCAAGCCTTTACACGTTTCGTTGAAGGTACGAAAGAAACTAGTGAGTAA